CTTCTCATCGAAGCAGTCCTCGCAATAGTATTCACCGTTGATGCCTTCACGCGCATCTTCGATGTTCTCGATGATCTTACCGCATTCTGCGCAGGTGATGATGTTCTCTTCGTTGATGGTGTTGCACATGGTTTCTTCCTCCTCTTTCTTGTCGATAGTGTGATTAGTGCGTATTTCCTTGATGATATTTGATACTCCCTCAAGGGGATTAACACCGATAGTAGATTCCATTTCGCTGAACCATTGCCAGATGCTTATATCAGCGACTACGGCATCACGTTCGATTATTGCCTTGTAAGCATCCATCGAATAGAACTGAATGGCACGGAAAGCAACATCAAAAGAATCATCGTAAGGGTTATTAACTCGCTTCATGAAGATGGAATCATTGAGCATGTGATCCTTGATCCTGTTGGCGAAAAGCTCCATATCGTACATTCCAATGTTGTTCTTAGCCGCGATATCCAGCATGCTCTTTGCATTCTCGTAAGTCATGAGGTACATAGTTCAATCTCCTTTCTTAATAAAAAACGAAGAGGGACGTTATTGTCCCTCTTACCACGCTTCGCAACCCTTGGTGACGTTGTTCATGTTCTTGATTACGCCCTGTAATTCAAGAACGAAGTCGTTCAGCTTCTCTCGCGCTATCTGCGCTTGGAAGCTGTCGCACATGATCTCGATATAGTCTTGATCGGTGGAGATCAGATACTCGAAGCCAGTGCCGAGTCCCTTGACGATGATAGCACGTGAGACAACCACCGAGCTTGCCATCGTCTGATCTTCGATAACCGGTGAGGTAGCTTTGGGTTTTGGCTTCTCTTCGAGCTTTGGCAAGGGATTGATCGTCTTGGCGATCCTGCTACCTACATGCGTCCTATCGTAGGCGAAACCGTCCTGTGCAATGGATTGCTCTTTGATGATCGAGCTGACCGTGCGCTGGCTGACATCGAACATATCAGCCAGCTCGTACTGGTTCGCGCCGTCCTTGTACATCGCGTACACTTCCTTGCGCTGTTCCGGGGTGAGCCTCACGTTCTTCTTACGAGTTGTGGTTTCCATGGTTCGCAACCTCCTTATGGTTTCTGTTGTGATAAATAAGGATCATTATGTCAACTACCATGATCCTTACCTTCCATTGCAGCTTGTGGATGATATTGGCCATTGTTGCCTCCTCAGTCCTTGTACGGGTCGATGATTCCCAGTTCCACGCAATACCAGTAGAAGCTATGATTGCACTTGATGCCATTGTCGAGTTCGATGCAGCAGTAGTTATACCGCTTCATGAAGCGGCGATACATCTTGTAGTAATTGGTTTCGATAGTGTACAACATTTCTTACACCCCCATGATGATCGCGTAGATCGTGTCGATGGCCCTGATGTCTTCCTTCGTGACCCTGCTGTCCGTCGTGCGCCCCATCCTCACATCGTGTGTGATGCCGCGTTCGTTCTTGATGTTGTGGATCGTCGTCATGCTGACACCCACACGCTCCACGATGTCGTAATCCCTGAACCCGTGAAGCAACATGCTGACAACCTGTTTCCTCTGTTCTGAACTGATCTTCTTAGCCATCGTAGTATCCTCTCTTTCTGCTCTCATGAGCTGCTGTGCAGCTCATGGTTTAGAGCTGCATTAATTTCATAAAAAAAGCCTAAGAGCCGTGTGGCTCCCGGGCTGAGGTGAGTTAGGCGATGCGAGCCATGAGCTCCTTGTGGAACTTGCTGCGCTTGTCCCACTTCATCTTGCCGAAGTGAGCCTTGGTGAGCTCGTCGCTGCATGCTTTGAGGTAGCGAGCAACGAGCTTGCCACCTTTGGCGGTGATTGTGTACTCGCCATACGCATTGCGATTGACAAGCCCCATCTGCATGAGCGGTTCACACAGATTGTTCTGTGCATCTGCTGACATGTTCACGCTCCAAGCGAGATCGAACTTCTCGTTGGTGGCGTGTCTTAGCTGCATCAGTGCGATGTAGACGAACATCTTGCCGAGCTGGGTGACCTGAACGTTGCTGTTGGACTGAGTATTCTTCATGGGGTACAACCTCTCTTTCTGAGCAACCCTAATCCCTCAGGCTGCCGTGCAGCCTGAAGTTTAGAGTTACAATTTATTCGCCCAACAGTAGCACAAGTTGCACAATGCGTAATAGTCTTACGTTAAACTTTAGTAAGCGCAGACAAAAAAGCTTGACAAGTAAGATTCTGAGTAACTATACTGCGATTACGGAGGGGGAAGGGGGAGGAGCCCAAGGGTAGCCCTTGGAGCACATGCCTGTACGCAGCCGATGGTGCCGCTGGTGCCGCGCACCTCGTGGCAAGCAGCTCGCAGCTCGCAGCTCGTAGCTGGTAGCAAGAGAGTAGCATGTAGCATGTAGCTTGTAGCGTAGTAGCGCTACTGTGGTGCTGGACGCCGTGGAGCGTAGTAACCTACTGCTACTTCCTACACCCCCACCCCCAATCGCTACCCGCCTACCTACCCCCCGAACCGAGTTCGTGGAGCCGCTGGTAGCCGTTGGAGTGAGAGTGGGAGGAGGCGACGCATCACACCTTCCCCACCACAACATCCACTAAATGCTACATACTACTATTGCTACTAATGCTACTATAGTCTATATGCTGTCATAGCCCAATGGAAGGGCTCCTGATTTGTAATCAGGCGGTTGTAGGTTCGACTCCTACTGGCAGCTCTCAGCCAGTACTTCATGCTGGTCTGTTCCTCCGACATAGGGGTATAACCCCGACCTAATGGGTCCTTCGGTCATCTCCTCCCATTGGCGCTCGCCTGTCATCACCGCGTGGTTTACCGGGATGATAAAAGGCGAGCTATTTTTATTACCCGGGTAACGAAAAGAGGCGGTATATGGAAACACGCAGTAAGAGACGGCCTGTTCTCCCTGACAATTTAATTAGAGAACAGGAGAAGAAGCCTCCCGAGCCTCCGAGAGAGTACAGTTCCCGGGAGATGAAAGAAGTCCTCTATGAAGCCCAGATGCTCGTAGATGAACTTCACAGGAGGCATAAGGAGCATAAGCTCAGCTACTACAAACCCCATCCCAAGCAGGAGATATTTCACAAGTGTGAGAAGAGGAACAGATGGGCGTTAGGTGGCAACCGAACAGGAAAGACTGAGGTTGGTGCCGTAGAAGCTGTGTGGTATGCAAGGGGCAATCACCCCTACAAGAAGATCAATAAGCCTACAGATGGTTGGGTTGTTTCGCTGACGAACGAAGTTCAGCGTGACGTTGCCCAGAAGAAAGTGCTGTCTTACCTTGACCCAGCTTGGATAAAGGGGGTTAAGATGAGAGAGGGCAGGGCTGATGATCCTGACAATGGTGTTATTGACTTCATACAAGTTGAGAGCATACACGGCGGTAATTCGATCATAGGCTTCAAGAGCTGCGATCAGGGCCGTGAGAGGTTTCAGGGTACTTCAAAGGACTGGATATGGTTTGATGAAGAGCCTCCCAAAGAGATATACGATGAGTGCGTGATGCGTACTCTTGACTGTGAAGGGCATATCTGGGGGACCATGACTCCCTTGAAGGGCCTGACATGGGTCTATGATTCGATATACCTCAATGAGGCCGATGACCCCGAAGTCTGGTACATCGCCATGAGCTGGGAGGACAACCCCTACCTCAGCCAAGAAGAGATAAAGAGACTGACCTATACGCTCTCCGACGAGGAACTTGAAGCTCGTAAACATGGTCGTTTCGTGGCTTTAAGCGGCCTTGTCTACAAAGAGTTCAAAGAAGACATACATGTGATCGACCCATTTCCTGTCCCGAGGGAATGGCAGGACACGATCAGTATTGACCCCGGTATGGACGCTCCATTGAGCGCCCATTTTTATGCTGTAGATCACGATGGCAATGTCTACGTTGTTGGTGAACATTATAGGGCTGGTTGGAATATCCTTCAACACATGAGAGCTCTTGAACAGTTGGCTGTTGAACTCGATTGGAAGAGGGATATTCGAGGGCATCTTTCGTGTATCATGGACGCTGCTGCGGATCAGCACTCCCTTCAGAATGAGAAGAGCGTGGCTGAGATATTCAGAGAATGCGGCATGAACGTGAACACAAACGTCAACAAGAGTAAGTGGGCCGGTATCCAGACAGTTAAGACCTATCTGGAATGCCGGCCTCATTATGACGAAGAGAGATGGCCTCATGGGAAGCCCAAGCTGTTCATCTTCAAGACCTGTACGATGATGATTAAGGAGATCAAGGCGTATAGGTGGAAAGAATTACCCAATGGAATAGGCAAGGAAGAGCCCATCAAGAAAAATGACCACGCGATGGACGATCTTCGGTACTATATCATGTCTAAACCGGAGGGTACACACCCTGTCAGCCAGTTTAAGAACGAGGTTCTTGAGCATAAAAAGAGACTTGCTAAGAGGCTTCAAAAGACAAGGAGGTTCATGTGATTGATGTTTTTGTGAAAGTAATCCTTATCCTCTTCGTCTGCCTTCAGGCAGCTCTTGTTTATCTCGTTTTCTGCATGATTAGAGCGATCAACAAACATAATTCGGCAGTAAGACCTGATGTTCCGGTTGAAGAGGGTGGAATTGATTTGAGGTTCTTTGAAAGACCTCGTTTCAGAAGGGCGACTACCTTCACTCAGAAGTCTGAACGATGGATTAAAGACCATGAAATAGGGCCAGTAGGAGGTGAGATAATTGGCAAGTAGCCTTAAAAAGGCGCGTGAGAGGTTCCTTCGGCTGTCCCACGTCGATCCTGTTGATGGTATTCAGGAGATTCTTCAGCCTGATGACATAAGGCAACTCGTTTCGGACATCAAAACAGAGTTTGACAGGCGTAAAGAAGATCGGAGACCCTTCGAACTTCAGTGGAGACTGAACCAGAACTTCATCGCTGGCAACCAGTACTGCGATATTCTGCTTCAGACCGGTGAAGTTGTCGATTATCCTGCCTCTTTTGAGTGGGAAATGCGGACTGTTTACAACCAGATCGCGCCTATTGTCGAGACCCGCCTGTCGAAACTGAGCAGAATCCAGCCCGGTCTGGTCGTCAGGCCTGTTACCAGCGACACAAAGGACATTCTTTCAGCGAAGATGTCTACCAAACTCCTCAAATGCGTGTATGCTGCCAACGATATGTTCTCTGTTCTGACCGAAGGGAACACTTGGATGGAGACATGCGGCGGTGTTTTCTATAAGACGAACTGGGATGTGAACGGTGGCCTGTGTGTGGGCGCGAATGACGGTAAAGCTGTGTACGAAGGTGACATCGACCCGGTTGTTGTACCCTATTACGAGCTGTTCCCGTCCACCAATTACGTTGATTCTCTCGAAGAGTGCGACAGCGTGATCCACGCCAAGGTCTATACCGTCGATCAGATTCGTCTGAGATGGGGGATTGATGTCGAGGGCAAGACCATGAACGCTTTCTCGATGGAAATGTCAGGCATGGTGTCCGGTGGCATCGGTTACAACCCCAGCATGATGCAAGTCAAGGACAACAACATCGACGATGCTGAGCTGGTTCTTGAGTATTACGAGAGACCCAACAAGGATTTCCCTGAAGGACGGCATGTTATCATCGTCGGCGATGTCTGCGTACACGTAGGCGTGCTGCCCTATAAGGTCGGCAAGTTCTACCGCAGGGATTATCCATTTGTTCATCAGCAATGCCTGAAAACACCGGGCGTACTGTGGGGTACAAGCGTCGTAGAGAGGTGTATTCCTGTCCAGCGCGACTACAATGCTGTACGGAATCGCATCAATGAGTACATTGCCCGTATGACCATCGGTAATATGATCGTCGAGCAGGGCTCTCTCGTTGATGATTCTATCCTTGAATCCGGTATTCCTCCGGGAACTATCGTTGAGTATAAGCCAGGTACTACGCCTCCTGCTTGGATGACCCCGCAGGAGATTCCCGCGACACTACTGGCTCAGGTCGATCAGCTTCAGGCTGAGTTTGTCTCGATCTCTGGCGTGTCTGAGATGTCCAGAACATCTCAATCCCCCGCTGCCATCTCCTCTGGTACTGCCCTTGAAATTCTGAAAGAGCAGGATGATACGCGACTGACTCTTACTGCCGAAAACGTGCGTGAAGCCGTCAGGCAGATGGGCATCCAATGGATTCGCTTGTATCGCCAATTCGCCACTGTACCACGCCTTACACGCATTGCGGGTGAGAATGCCGGTGACGTTTCGTCCATGATCTGGAAGGGCAGCGATCTTACGTCTGATGACGTTGTTGTCGACACCGATAACGAGATGACCAACACCCCGGCCCAGAGGAAACAGCTCGCCCTTGAACTGCTTCAGGTTGGCCTGTTCAATGATCCAGATACCGGCAAGATGACCCGCGAGGCGAGGGCTAAGCTGCTCGAAATCTTCGAGCTGGGCAACTGGGAGTCCACCATCGATATCGAAGAGCTGCATTCCGTGCGTGCTCAGCGTGAAGCGTTTGAGTTCGAGACGGGCAAGCCTCCGCAGATCATGCAGTTGGACAACCATACCCTTCATGCTTCTGAGCATATCAAGTATGCCCTGTCTGCTGAGTTCAGGGATATTGCCGAGAAGGACCCCGATATGGCAAAGCTGTGGCTTGAACACATCGAGGAACACAAGCAAATCTCCGTTCAGAGAGCCATGGAGCTCGCTGGACAGGGAGACGGCGGCATGGTTACTGGTAACGTTGAGGCTGGCTCTGCCCCTGCTGAGGCTGCTGCTATGGCAAGCATGCAGCAGGGCTCTGTCGGCGGCAACATGTGATAGAAAGGAGTCACTATTATGCCTAAATACCTTAATGATGAACAGCAGAATCAGCTTATGGGTATGCTGAACAATCAGAACCCTACTGAACCTTCCCCCGAAGGCGAACAGCCTCCGGTTGAAGATACATCGGCTGGTGCTCCCGTGGATGCGGGTGCTCCCGCCCCTGCTCCGCAGTCTGATCCCAACGCTGCGGTACTTGCCGAGCTGGGCGTATCCAGTATTGAAGAGCTCGTGGAACGCTACAAGGAACGCGAAGGCAAGGCCAATGAATACAAGGACATGCTCGCGCAGCTTCTCGCTTACCAGCAGGCTCTGAACAATGAGTCCGAGCTGGAATCTACTGACCCTCTGGATTCTGTCAAGAAGGCGGTACGCGAAGAGATCAAGCCCCTGTACGAAAAGGTTGAGGCCGATGCCCGAAACAAGATCGTACAGGACGCATGGGGTAAGGACGCCAAGGAAATGCCCGACATCGCGGATGTGATGCCGGAGATCACTCAGTTTATCGCTGAGCACCCTGAACTGGCAGTCGCCAATGATGGCCTTCGCAGAGCCTATGACAGCGTTCGCAGCGCGAAGTACAAGACAGAAGCACAGATGCTCGCTGATGACGATTTTGTTCAGAGGATGGCGGCTAATGAGAAAGTACGGGACGCCGTACTGAAGTCCCATCTGAGTGAGATCGCTCGAAGTGGCGAGAACATTCCTAATTCTATCGGCTCTGGCGGTGAGATTCCTCTGACCGGCCAGAAGCAGGCCCCTAATTCTATGCAGCAGGCCAAGAGAGGCCTTGCTCAGATGCTGGGCCTCAAATAGTGAGGTAATAACATGATTCAGCTTTCCACAATCAATGAAGCCCTGAAGGTTCTGTATATCAATCCTATCAGGGAGTTCGTCAACATGAAGGCCGACCCTCTGGCGGCTCGTATCCTTCAGACCTCTGACAACATCACTGGTTATCAGAAGATCGTTCGTGCCGTGCAGATCGGCGCTAACGGCGGCGCTGGTGCCGGTACTGAGACCGGTCTGCTGCCTGTTGCTGGTGAGAACCTGTACAAGCAGTTCGAGTCTGACATCAAGAACCTGTATGGTACTGTGTCTATCTCGGACAAGACCATGAAGTCCGCGACTGAGGGTCCCGGTTCCTTCATCAATGCCCTCCAGCGCGACATCGACACTCTGGTTGAGACCCTGAAGTTCTCTCTGGCTCGCCAGATTTACGGCGATGGTTCCGGCGTTCTGGTCAAGCTGAAGAACGCCTCCTCTGGCGTTACCGAAGTCGAGGCTGCTGACGGCGAAATCCTGTTCAATGTCCTGCCCGGCCTGACCGTTGATGTCTATAACGGCACCTCTCTCGTCAACCACGCCACCAGCCAGATGCGCGTCGTTGACGTAAACCACACCACTCGCAAGATCACCCTGAGCGCGGCTACTTCCGCTGCCCTGACCGGCAACGGTGGCGCTCTGTATATGCAGGGCTCCAAGGGTCTGGAGCTGACTGGTCTGGGTGCCATCTTCGATACCACCAACGTGACCACCCTGTATGGGCTGACCCGCGCCAACTATAGCTGGATGCAGCCCTACATCAAGGGCAGCCTCGGCGCTCTGACTGAGTGGAAGATTCAGGATGCCATCAACACCATCGAGGATGTCTACGATGTGAGCATCAATCACATCGCCGCCGGTAATACTGCCTATCAGTACTACATGGAGATGATGAACTATCGTCGTGCCATCAACGATGTCATGATCCTCGAAGGCGGTCACAAGGCCCTGAAGTTCAACGGTATGCCTCTGGTTAGGAACAAGTTCCTCGCCCCGGCTACAATCGATCTGTACGACACCAGCCTGTTCACCATCGATCAGATCGCTGACTGGGAGTGGCTGGATGATGGCGTCCACGGTATCCTTCAGCGCAATGCTCGGTATGCTACCTACGAGGGCAGCATTGCCAAGTACTGCAACCTGATGTGCCGTCTGCCTGCTGGTATTGGTCGCCTGACCGGTATCACTGCTCCCGAGAATCCCGTTGTCGCTACCGTCAATGTGGAGTCTGGCTCCTGATAGAAAGGACAATAACCCATGAGATGCACCGAGGGGCGGTTCTCTTTGAACCGCGTCCCGGTGTTGAATAACGTTTACGACATCCCGGTTCGCTTAAAAGAAGTGAACCGGGATTTTTTCGTAATGTTCAACACTCGGGACCAGAAATTTGAGATTCACTGTTCCAGCCAACCCTTCGATACGTTGGCGTGTGTACTTCCGTTCGATGAGCTTGATGCGCGGACGATCAGTTATGTACGAGAGTTCGCACGCGAACGAACCGAACACCTTGCCGAAGAGATCGAGAGATACAACGAAGAACTTGATCGAAAAGAGAAGGCGAGAGTGATAGACAAGGCCAATTACAAATGCCGCGAAGCCTTGAACTATCTCAAAAACAATAGCCATACTGATTCTATCCCGCAGGAGGTGATTAACGAGTGACACTTGAAGAAATGTGCATTATGGCGGCACGATACTCTGACCGATACGACGAGTTTGAGCGTGTCGAAGATGATACCAATCGCGGGGAAGAAGCCTATGAGGATGATGCCCTCCATTACTTTAATGTATTCAGGGATGGCATTAATGAGGCATATCGTGAAGTATCGAGAATACAGGCAATGCCTGATGTCTATACGAAGGTTTCCGTCAACAGTAAGAACCAGATCGACCTTCAGGCTATTGATCCGAGCGTGTTTGGCGTTAAGGACCTCCTGAACGAGAACCAGACGGCGAGCGTAGCCTATACCTTCTCTACCAAGTACATCCTCAATGTGCCCAGCGTGGAGGCTGGTACAAGGCTCACGCTCTATTACCACTACATTCCCGAAGACCTTGAACTTCTGAACGATGAGCCGATCTTCACGGACGCTCAGGTAGACCCCATGGTTTACGTTTCGTTGGCTGTGGCGAGGATGTGGTATTCCGAGAAGAAGTTCGATTTTGGCAACCAATGGATGAGCCAATATTACAACTTCCTGCGCAATGTTCGCAGCGACATGAAGAGTCGCGCTGGCAGGCGTATTCCGAGGGGGCTGTTCAGGTGAGGACAATCATATTGGATACCGAATCGAACGGGATGCGCACCGAACAGATTTGCCAGCTATCGTACATTATCTCTGACAATGGCAGCTATGAGGGGAAAAACTTCTTCTTCAGCGTGGACTGTATGAACGAGTACGCCCAGAAGAAGCACGGGTTCAGCAAGCTCAGGCTCTACGAGCTGTCGCGTGGGCGAACATTTGCGCAGCGTGCTGATGAGTTTATCGAGGACTTCATCGGGGTAGACTTAATATGCGGCCACAACATCAAGGCTGATATGAGGCTGCTTGCTCTGTGTTTTGGAGACGCAGGGTACAAACTGCCTGAGATTAAGACCTTCTGTACGATGCTGCACTTCGATAATGCCGCCAACATGAAGGACAGGCACGGCAAGCATAAGCGTCCCAGTCTTGCCGAGTTGTGCAAGTTCTACAATATCAGCGATGATAAGATACTGGACTTCTGCGTCAGCGTCTTCGGTCCGAGCGCATACAAGGCCCACGACGCACGATTTGACACGGCTGCTACAACGCTGTGCATCTTGAAGGGACAGGAAAATGGCGATGTTAAGGGGGTGATCTGATGTCGAGTTACGCTTCCTATTCAAGCTCTATGGGCGAACGCAAGCTCACCATTGATGCCTTTACCGGCATAGATCAGTCCCGTGGAACACACAGCGGCGACTATGGTTCCTCGCCTGATGCGGTGAACTTCATTACCAGAGACGGTATCCTCAAAACCGCTGGTGGCGTTTCAACATTCGGTGATCCCGTAGAGGATGAAGCTGTTGGCAGACTCTTTCAGGGCTTTTTTCGGGACTCAAATAATCAAGATCATACCGCTGTCGTTATGACCCTTAACGGTAAGATTTATGGTTCACAGATCACGGACGGTTCTCTGGGGAGCTGGGTACTGCTCGGAAGTGGGTTCAGGTCTGATGATTGGTCTGCTGTCAATTACCGCGACGAGACCAACGACTGGATCATCCTCACCAACGGCGTAGATCAGGCTCAGTATTGGGATGGCTTCGCATCAACGGTTACTCCCCTGCCGATCACTCAGGGCAACGAAGCACTGCTCTTCTCCAAGATCACGATGCTCAATGAGAGGCTCTGGGGCGGTGTTTCTGCGACCAACCCTGATCGCATTTACTGGTCAAACAGCTTTGATCCCGAGGACTGGAACCTGAATTATGAGGATTCTGACAACGATGGCGGCGGCTTCGTTGATGTCGCCACGTTCGATGGTTCGAGGATCAGGGGCATTATCGCGGCCATGGACGATGTTCTGATCTTCAAGGATAAGTCCCTGCATCGTCTGAACGGTTCTTATCCCGGCGAGTTCTCGTTGACACAGGTATTCGGCACAGAAGGTACTTTGGCTTCCAGAACCATCGTAAATGACGGTAGGTCTATTTACTTCCTCGCCAGCGACGGTCTGGTCAGGTACTCCGGTATGACCGCTTCCAGCCTTGCCTCTTCTGGTGATCGTCGGCTGAAGGATATATGGTCGAGGATCAATATTTCGACCATTAATACAGCCTGCGCTGAGATCGTTGACAATATCATGTATCTGGCCGTTCCATTGGATGGTTCTGTCATCAACACACATGTTATCGAGTATGACATCCGCACAGGTACGTACAATCTCATTGAGCTTCCGGGCGTGGATGACTGGCTGGTGCTGCGTATAGGCCAACAGGAAACGCTATTGTTCGTGTCCGGTGGGCAGATTTACAGATACGACAGCGGCTACACCTTCTACGATGGTGAACAGATCAATGCTGTCTGGACGAGCCCGAACATCTCCTGTGGGACACTCTCTTCCAAGAAACAGACGGGCAGGATTTATCTTTCGGTGTCTGCCACTTCCCTTGACATCACAAAAGAACCAGAGATCAAAATCACCCTCATGTCGGGGGATAAGGAGCGCTCGAAGATCATCAAGTTGAAGACTGGTCTCAATGAGATCAGGAAGAAGGTGAAGATCAGAGGGCGCATGTTCCGATTCAGGCTTGAAAACGTAGACGGCAACCCTCTGACGATCCACAGAGGTATTGAAATTCATGTCGAGGAGGATTATGATTAATGGCTACTTCGACAAGCAATATCCGAAAAACAATAACCAATCTCGATGAGCCACAGCAGATCAGGGAGCTCAATCGTCAGCTTGACTGGGTATGGCGTCAGCTCCTCGGCAAGCTGGACGCAAAGGCTTTCTCAACCAAAGGCATATCTGAAATCCTTGGGTTTACGCGGGATGTTTTTACGGAAGAAATCAGCACAGAAGATGCTGCTGCTGCTGCCTTTTTGAATGCGCTTGGAACTTATGCGATCAAACGTGTTGCGGCGAATACATTCACAGCAGCTCAGGTCGCCACAATGCTCGCTGATATTATGTCCCTTTCCAAGGATAACTTAGGAAAGGTTCATATAGATAATTTTACTGCCTCTACTAACAACATCTCGGACGCAGCAACCACCGTCTTCAACAATCTCGTTCCGTCCATCAGCATCACGCAGTCTATGCTGGCACAGGATGTATGGACTGAGGTTCAGAGGATGATTGATGCGTCTATCGGCAATGGAGGTAACTAATGATTACCATACAAGTCAAAGTCACTGGACATGAGCTTTCACTTGTTAGCTCGCCGATCCTTTCCTCGGATTCAATCCAGTTCGACAGAATCAATTTCCAGTTCGACAGTAACTGGGACGGCTTCAACAAGGTTGCATTGTTCTGGGGTGGCGACTCTGATACTCCCTATGGCTCCTTGGTTGATGCGGAAAACAACGCAACCATTCCCGCTGAAGTGATCGCTGAGAAGAGCACCATTCGATTTGGTGTATACGGCGAAGACCCCGAGGACCTCAGACCTCGCATCACATCCACTATCCTGAAGTACAAGGTGCGTGAGGGTGCATGGTCTGACGCAGTAGCTGGTGATGATGAGCTCTCAGAGACCTTGATCGACCAGCTTAAAGAGATCGCATATGCCGCTTACGGCAATGCTGAGCAGTTTATTGAGGACGCTCAGGAATATCTCACACAAGCGCGTACTGAAACCCAGCAGAATATCGCCCAGAACAATGCTGCTGTGGCCGCTAACATCCAGCAGAACAACGCCGCCACAACCGGATTTATCGCCGAGGCCAGAGAAACCACACAAGAATATCTTGATGAAGTAACCGAGATGGCTGAGGGTGCAAAGGATTCCGCGAAGGTCGCTGCTCAGGCTGCGATTGATGCAGCAGCGCCTTGTTTGACATATTCTGTCTTGCACGAATACGCTGCTGGAAGCCCAGCTATTCTTCAACCGACAGATTCTGTTTCTGTAGATGATGTCGGCAGTTATGACTATCTTGAAGTTGTTTTTAGAATAAAATCATACAACGACTATCTGCACATCACCTCAAAAAGAATTGCATTGAACTTTGGAAATGATAACTATGTTGATGTTCCCGTAGACTACGTAATAAAACCTTACTTTACTGATATTAACGCCTCGCCTGCATTCAATCATACTGTACTCGATTATTTTGTTTTAAGAGTCAATCGCAGCACAGATACTATTTCCTTTCTTACTGCTCGTGGTTATAGATACAACGAGAGCTTGAATGATTTTTATCTTATCGGCCCCGGTAGCGGTGTTTCCTACAACACCGCTAATTCTATCCCGGGCTATCCAGACGCGACTAAATTCGTAATTACGAAAATCATCGGCTGGAAGTACAGCAACATCGCCTCGAAGGAGCTCCTGTCTCACGACCCTGAACTCCTCGATGTCCGCATCGCTGCTGACGGCACGATCTACGCCAGCGCCGGTGATGCAGTGAGGGCGCACGAGGACGCCATTGAAGAGATAGCGGATGACGTTGCTGATTTAAAGAGCGCTTTAACCGACGCTGAAAGCATTCTGACTGTATACGCATCCTCGGTACTTACCGGCGTCAATAGCCTTGGAAACAATCGTCGGTACTTGCTTAATGTTGGCAATCCCGTTCAGCCTAACATGAATATTGGGCGTCTGTGTTTGGTTGCGAACGACAGCGCAATTAATTGCCAGATCAGGGTTGAACTTACCACTCTCAATCTGGACGGCACTTATTCGGTATATAAGAGCGTGACGAAAACGTACAATGCCAGCGGTTTTGCTGCCGGTGATTTGATCCCCGTGATGGATGTTGGCATGACAACAAATGCTGAAACTTATGTGTTCGTCACAATAAGTGGATCAACTTATTCGCGGTTCAGAATTGCCTCTATAAGCGGAAAAACTATTATTGTCTCAGATACAACAACTGGAGACACGATTACCACGAGAGTTTCCTCTGGCTATGAGGTGCTTTTTAAGCTTTATTGTGGTGCAACAAATGAATTATACGCTAATGTTGTTCACGGCATGGATAATCTTAACCAGGCGGTCGGCAACTACGAAAGGCATGTATTCTTTAATCTCAGTCAATCGTCCGGTATATGGAACTCATATATCTACAAATCTGTGCCATCTGGCACAAAGGTCAGGTTTTTCATTGCAGAGTATACGCGGCAAGCCGGGGCGCGTTTTAATGTTAGGGCTTTTGATGCAAACGGTAATAATCAACTTCTCGGCACATTCGACTCTGCTGATACTGTGATTGAAGGAATACTGACGCTTGACGCAGTAAACTTTCGCTTCCAGGTCGCCATTCAAACCGCTGTAACTAACGAAAAACTTGTTGTTGATTACTCCGATGATAGAAATGGTATCGTCAGAGATTTAATGCTTTCCAGCGTCCCGAGAGTATTTCACATCGAAAAAGATGGGTCTGGCGACTTTACAAATTTGGCGCAGGGAATCCTTGCCGCCACGCAATGGATGGATTCCATCGTCTACGTTGGTCCCGGTACATGGGATATTCTTTCCGAGCTTGGAGCTGACTATCTGGCGGCAGTTTCGGGCATTCAGAGCGGCATTGTGCTTAAAAACCGGGTGCATGTAATTTGTTCATCCAAAGCCTATATCAAGTGTTTGTACTCCGGATCAGATGCAAACGTTATCAATTATCTGTCTGCATTTAACGCTGGCCCTTATGGATTTACACTCGAAAATGCTGACATTGAGGTGGCAAACGTCAGATACTGCGTCCATGATGAACGCAACGCCGAAACCGACCACTATGATAATTATTATATCAACTGCCGGATGAAAAACACGAACCAGACATCCGGATCACGTTCTCAGTGTATCGGTGGTGGCCTTGGATATGATGGGCATATTGTCATTGATGGATGCACCTTTGAGAATCCGCTACGTGAAAACTGTGGCGTTGTATCCTATCATAATGCACACGGGGCTGCGACAGACAGCAGAAGTTTGATCGAGGTCAAAGGATGCTATTTCTACGGGAAAAACACCTTCCGTGCAGGATATTATGGAAATACCACGGCAATAACGCAATGTCTTGTACATGGTAACTCGATGGGAGCAGAGCCGTATATGACGCAGGAAGATGCGTCATTTACCAACGTGAACATGGAGATCATCGCGTGGAACAACGAAATCAGAACAGCTTAAAGGACACTTTAAGTCAGTAACCGGGAGGTGATAATTTGGCAATCAACTTCGATAAATACTTGTACAGTACCGGCACTCATTACATAGCCAACAGTGGCAAAGATGAGAACAACGGTACGAAAGGTGGCAAGGCTGGGGATCAATCGACTCATGAAGCTGAGCTTCGGAAATGGTACTCAAGACCTTGGACAGTTGTGCTCAGGTTTCCCGATCAGGCAGTTGCACTCAAGATCGCAGAGCTCTCCATTGCGATGTGCCTCAACAACAAGGTCGGATACGATCAGAATCAACGCACTACTTATTGGAAACAGCTCAAGGCTGCTGGTTATGATCCTTCCAAGATTACCGTGGCCTGTGAAGAGGATTGTACCGCTGGCGTCTCGGCTAACGTCAAGGCTGCCGGTCATATCTTCGGCATTGAGGCTTTGGAGGATTTGCCCATCTGCACCAGTCGGAACATGAGATCGCAGTTCACGAAGGCTGGCTTCATCGCACTCACCGACTCCAAATATCTTAAAGGTAGTACATATCTATTACCCGGCGATATTTTGTTGTATGAGTCTCATCACGCTGCCTGCAACATCACTCTTGGCTCCAAGGTGAAAGAACAGTGGAGACCTGAAGTTCCCATTCCTCCTGTTGTTACAAACAGGTACGTTGTTGTTACGGGTGCATCTGTAAATGTTCGTTCCGGCCCTGACACCTCGCACTCTGTCCTCGGTATAGTGTGTAAGGGAGATAAGCTCAATTACAAGAGCACATATAGCAATGGCTGGTTCTCAGTTGATTACAAAGGCAAGACCGGTGCTATTTCCAACAAGTATTCAAGGCTTGAATGAAGGGAGAATGATCTATGGATTACAACCCGTTTCTCACTCCCAAACATACCGTTGCTCAGGTAAGCGGTGAAAAGGGAGCCAGAGACCAGCCCATGGCACCTGACAGTAGTGACATTTTCGTCGATACTACTGCTCAGAGGATTTGGCTCGTCGCAACTGATGGTACTGGGAATAAGGTGATGTGTACTGGTTACAATATCTCTCCTTATATTCCCGAGCCTGAGATCACAGCCAAGGATGTAGACAAAAGGCTTTCTTCGTTTGAAGAAAGATTTGCACAGTTTCAGGACAAAATAATGGAGGTGCTCGGCGCTAATGTCAAATCTGATAGCTGATGCCCTTGGAGGCCTTGCTTCCAAGGCTCTTGGATTGGGTGGTAATAGTAATCCTGATATTATGAGCGCCATTCAGTTATACGGACAGCTTAAAGGTAAATCTGATTACATGGGTGCCTTGGAAACCATGGCATCCACGAATCCCCAGATTGCCAAAGCTCTCGAAATCGTCAAGCAGAATGGCGGCGATCCTTCTAAGGCTTTTTACAATCTTGTGGGCAAATCAGGTATTGATCCCAATACAGTTCTCAATATGTTGAAATAAAAACACCGACGCGCGGGTGCTTTTATTTATATTCTCTTTCTCTATTTGGAGGTATTAATTATGGCAGATGGAATTACTACTGGTGATCTCGCCCTCATGAAGGAACACGATGGCTTCGGCGGTTCCGGTTTGATGTTCTTCATCGGTATCCTGATTATCCTTGGTCTGATGGGTGGCGGCTTTGGCGGCGGCAATCGCGGTCCTCAGCCCGCTTACGTTACTCAGGCTGAAATGACTGCTGGCTTCAACAATGCTGCTGTCCAGAATCAGCTTCAGGCGAATCTGTTGGCATCTACCAACAACAACTACGAGACTGCCCAGTTGATCCATAACCAGTCTACTGAGATGCTTCAGCAGAACAACACCAATTTGATTAATGCCATTCAGGGCTTTAACAACCTTGGTATGCAGCTTACCAATCAGACCAACACTTTGTCCTCTCAGATCCAGGCCTTGAACTCCAAGATGGACGAGTGCTGCTGCTCCATCAAGACTCAGATGCTTCAGCAGGAGCTGGATGCCGAGCGTCGGCGTAACTCCGAACAGTTCGCCGAAATCTCCAACCTCAAGCAGACTCAGAACATTCTGGCGAGCATGGGCCGCTGGGTTGGCTGGGCTGGTTCTGGCACTCAGGGCGCTGCTGTTGCCGCAGGCTAAACACATGACCGAAGTCTTGTGTTTGGCGCGGAGCACATGACTTCATAATTTTCGGGGCTGTCATTTGGCAACCCCATTTTTATGAGGTGAACTATGATGGCTGACAAAAGTTTTTATCAGGAGCTTCGTGATTCTCTCAATGAAGAACTCGAAGATGGAAATAAATACGCTGCTCTCGCCAAGAGAGCTCCCACTGTTCAGTGCCGTGAAACTCTGATGCAGATGGCTCGTGAAGAGATCATGCACAGAGCGCACCTTGAAGGCATGCTGCTTGGTTACGACGGTTAATGGGGCGTGATTATTATGACTGAACCGATAATCGTTGCGCTGATTGGCTTGTCAGGATCAGCTTTTGGGAGTTTGGTTGGCATACTTGCGAGTCAGAAATTGACCCAGTACCGTCTTCAAAAGCTGGAAGAAAAGGTGGATAAACACAATAACGTCATTGAAAGAACCTATAAACTCGAAGGTCGTGTCACCGAGTTAGAACACGACGTTCGAGATATGAAAGGAGTACAACATGCAGAATAGGTTTAAGTCTTGGGCCCTGTGGCTGTCTATTGCAGCCCTGATCGTTTTCCTCGTCAAGACCTTCGCCAAGGTCGATATTGCCGAACCTGTCAACGAGTTCATGAATGTCCTTCTGCCCGTCCTGATCGGTTTCGGTATCGTCAACAATCCGACTGACTCGGAACACTTTTAGTCTGGGGCCGGGGTTAATCCCCGGTCTCTTTGGAGGCGAATGCCATGGCATCTAATAAAAAGGCTACGTCCTTTGATAAATATAAGAATAGCGGCTTTTATCAGAGCACGGGCATTCCCGCGCTCCAAGAACAGCTCGCAAGGTATAACACCACTCAGGCTGATGCTCGTAAGCAGGCTCAGGCTCAGCTTGCCCCTACTTACAATATGCAGAAGACCCAGTTTCAGAACCAGCTTGCGCAGTTGAGCGCTTCGAGGGACAGAGATGTCCAGAAGATCAACAGCCAGTATGATAAAAGCCTGAACTCCGTTATGGCTGGCCTTAACAAGAGGAACATGGGCCGTTCCAGTCTCGTGTCCACAAAGGGCGTCGAGAATGAGAATGCCCGTAACGCTGCCGTATCTGAGACCTCGTTCGGTTATCTTCAGCAGGAGAATGAGATCAATGCCAACATGCAGCAGGCTGAAGCTCAGTACGCGCAGAGTCTTGAGAACAGGGCCGTTGAGATCGCAAACCAGAATCAGGCCCAGTACATCGACCTTCTGGCCCAGATCGCACAGCTTCAGCAGAGTGGTTATTCTGCCTATATGAACTACCAGTTAAACAAGTAGTGAGGTGATCTTATGGCAGATAAAACCACCATGCAGGCCTATCAGAAGTCTGGTTATGCTCAGGCTTCTGGTGTGCCTGAGCTTCAGACGCAGGCTAACGCCATAAAGGTGGACCCTGCTGGCCTAAAACAGCAGGCAGAGGCTCAGTACAGGCCAACCTATGAGGCGCAGCAGAAGAGCTTAAACACGCAGCTTACTGCCCTGATTAAGTCTCAGACAGATGATTCCGATCTGCTCAACAAGCAGTACCAGCAGAGTGTCAATACCATGCTGGAAAAGATCAAGGCCCGTGGGTTGGCCACGGGTTCACTTCCACAGGTTCAGACTGACGCTCTCAATAAGTTCCACAACGAAGTCATGACCCAGCGTCAGATCATGTATGGTGTCCAGCAGTCCGGTATCAAGGCCATGCAGGACACCCTTAAAAACGACTACGACTTGAACGTTGAAGCTCGCATGGCTACCAACAGGGACAACTCCCTACAGAGCCTTAGCAATCTGCTGACACAGATCGCCAAGCTTCAAAGTTCAAGTTATGAGGATTATATCAACTACCTCCTCGCCAAAAGCAAAAGGTCTGGCAGCGGTGGCGGGGGAGGGTATGGCGGTAGGTACAGGCGCTATGGTGGGAGTTCTGGAAGCACCCCCACAGCAGAAACGACCAACACTGGCCCTTCTGCTGATTATTATGCCCAGACCAAATCCGGTTCTCCCAGACAGGCTGGCAATGTCCAGCTTGAAACCGTCCGCGTGAATGCTTCTCGCGGCGATAAGATCAGAAGAGTCAATTAACCGAACTGATGGATTTCAGGAGGTAAAACAATGCCACTCAATGACCGAGTAAAAAGAGCACGACAGACCGTAGACGAGAAGAAAAAGCGGTCTAATCAGACTACACAGACCAACCGTTCGACCTATTCCAAGCCCACGCAGAGTGCTTCCGTTCGGAACAATGGTACTCCCGGTCAGGCTGGGCAGGGCAATCAGGTCGCGTCTATCAGGAAGATGGCTACAGAAAGGGCTACTATTCCGAAGGCGAAGTCTGGCCCTCTGAATTATTCAACCAAGGATCACACCAAATGGACTGCGCCTGAGATGGCCGCTTATGGGTCTGCAACTGGAAACAACTCTGTATTTGATTTTCTCTCTTCTTCCTCCAACGACAGGGGTAGCCAGTTTTATAATCCGTATCGTGGTGGTCAGTCTACTCTTCCTGCCGGTGCGAAGGAATACTTCAAGAACACATATGGTTATGAAGGACCCTTTGACCAGAATTTCCTTGATACATTCCAGCCTATTCTCGCTAATAACGTCAATTACACAGATACATACGCTGTCTCCAAACCGGGAAAAAAGGCCACGCCCGAAATGTGGGGTGGATATTACTACAATCTTATCGCTAAAAACATAAAAGAAAACGAGGATACCAACAACCAGTTTAAGGAATATAAGACCAAACTGAGCGACTATTACGATCAGTTCTCTCAGCTTTATGGGAGGGCTCCGACATATCAGGAGTTTATTGATTCAGTTGATCGCACTAAGTATAGTGCGCTTACAGCTATTGACGATTCCTTGAATAACTTCGAAAAAACCATTCGCATTCTTCCTACCGGCACCTATTATTCGCCTGAGATTCTCACCGGCCTCTATTATGCTAAACTGAACGGCGATGACATTACCGTTGACCGTGACTATTTCCTTGACGCCAAGGAATATGCCATGAGTCCCGTGCAGGCATCTCCTTCCGTTCAGAAGTATTCTTGGAGTAATGCCGATCTCTCGGCCATCTCTCAGGAAGATCGTGATAATTATATCACCTACCTTCGTTCCAATGGTGCCAATGAGGAAGCTGAGGCTTTCAATCATGCTGTTTGGGCCGCTACTCCCGGTAGACCAGAAGGCATCTCTACTGAGCCATCCGTTTTGGAAAGTGCCATTGGCTTCTACAAGGATGAGGATTGGTTCAACAAGGCTCACGAGCTGCTTGGCGCTGAATACGACTCTCGCCGTCAGATGGATGGCTCTGTGAAGAATCCCAACGGCAAGGGCAGTCTTTATGACGAAGCTGCCTACGAGCTCTATAAGGCTGAACAGACCCGTGAGGACACCCTTGAAGTTGAGAATAATTTCAATATTCTCAAGGATCAAATCGCTGATTTTTATGCCTCTCGCTCTGACTGGGAATGGAAGGATGAGCAGGAGTTCCATGATGCTGTCATGGATGCTATCGACACCAGCCTCATTTCCAAGTACGAGAAGGCCCTTAACGGTGACAACTTCTATAACAAGTATTGTCGTGTAATGCCTACCACTCAGGCTAATCTTGATGCCATAATCAAGAGGGTCTACGAAGGTAAAGACATCAAGCAGAACATCGACTATTCCATCATTGACCAGCAGGATTCTGGTGGTGATACGCCCGCTGAAAAGCCCCTCTACTACGCTGAACAGCAGCGTCAGGAAGCGGATAATCGCATCGCAAATCGCAACAATGCTGAGAAGCAAGCCGTTGAGAGCGTAACAGCCCTTGCTGATTCCGGTGTTCCTGCCTCCAAGGGTGAGATGGAGGTTTATCCGGGCGTAAAGGTTACAACTGCCGCTGTCCCGGTCCGAGCTCAATCCAGCTACAACGAAGCCTCTATCCTTGACGATCAGGGCTCTCTGAGAGAGGGTTTCTTTAATCTGGTGGGTGGCAAGAGCAAGGTCTTGGGTTGGATGGCGAAGCTCTGGCATGACGACAGGAAAGAGCAGCTCACCGAGAAGCTCGGCCCTGACTATACCGTTCAGGAAGCTGCTGCTGTCGACCCTGTTCTCAATCAGCTCGACGTTGAGAATATGCCTGATGAAGTCGTTGGCGCTGATGTCATGCAGCTCGCCATGTCCCAGAACCTTGCCAAGGCTGGCGGCGAGGATATTTGTCTTGCTGATGGTATCATCGGCAACGTCCTTCCGGGTATTGAGCATATTTCCAATCTGGCTCTGTCTCCCAAGTATTCTCAGGCTCAGATCAGGCAGATGAGCTCCATTCCGTTCAATGGCGTGGTGTACAAGAACGTATTCAAGGATCGTACCGCTAATGGATACAGCGAACAGGATGCTGCTGAGATCGCTTACTTCGCGGCTACAAACCTCAACGTCGCAATTCAGTCCCTTGATACCAAGTATGAAATAGACAAGGACATTCAGAGCGCTGCCCAGCGTTTGATCTCTGACATCTCTCAGGAGGAAGGCGCGAAGGATACCTACGAGGTCATCAAGGCCATCAATGATGATGTCAGCGATACCGTATTCGCCGATGACAGCGTTTATACCCCTGAACAGGTTGACCTGACAGACCTCAACGTCGCGTTCATGGTTGGTTCTTCTGAGTCTGCTGATCCCGGTTTCAAGGCCATGACCAATCAGGTTATGCACGACATTTCTACCGGCGACATCACTTCGGATGATATTATCGCTGGCATTGGCGCGTTCAAGCCTTACAGTGGCGTAGAAATGGCCGCATCCAGAATAACCCCTGAGTACGCTCAGAGTTTTTTGGCTGACCAGCAGGCTGCGAACCAGAAGCCGTTCGAAGCTATCAAGACAAATCTGGGCACTACGCTCACGTTTGACGAGTATAAAACGGTTGTTCTCGGTGAAGCCAAGGACATCATGAGCCAACCCGGTTCTCTGGATGTCAACAACATTTCTGATGAGCTGAAGGTTGCCATTGATTATTCCACCATCGAGGAAACCTGTAGAAGCATTTATGGTGACGATCCCAACATGCTCGGGATGATGACAGAGGAAGCTATCGACGCTCTTATTAATCCCGACAAGCAGTATCACACCAACGTAATGCTGCGCAATTCCACTAATTTCCTCGGGTCGCTTGAAGCTCTTGGTGCTGGCCGTGAAAACACTGCCCCGGTTGAACGTAGCGCTTTCAGACGTTTGTGGGAAGATGATCGCTTTGATCTGCTTCCCTCTATCGCCGCATTCTTTGGCGAAGAAGAATCCGATGTCGGTCAGTTGAATGATCTCTTCAGAACTTACGGAAAGTGGTTCTCCTATGACGAGGTTAGTTCTGCGTTCTCTGCTCTCGCGTCCGGTAAGGCAACTTATAGCGAAATCGAGGGCCTCGTCAATGACCGTATTACCTCCGTTCCTGCTGAGTTCGTCAGCGCTCTCAATAATCCCAACATGCTCAGTGAGAGCTATGTTGGCCTGAACAACGGCCTCGCTCGTTTGACCAACCTCTACACAAATGCCCCTGAATCTGTTCGTGTTGCCAGAGAGCTTCGGGATGGTGCTGACATTGATGAGCTTATTCAGCAGTATCCTGCTGTTATGTACGGCCTCGATGCCCAGAACTTGAGGAATGCCTATCGTAATGCGGATGGCACATACGACGACGAAGCCCTCAGGGAACACCTTCTCGATAATCTTAAAAGCAACAACAAGACCGAGAATCTCTACGATTTCGACGAGACCCAGCTTAACGCTGTTGGCTCTCTCGTTTCGTTCCTTGAACAGTGCGGCCCCTCTGGTATTTATCTTGCCGGTCTCGATAACGAAACCATTAAGACAATTACTGGTATTGACCTCGACGCTGCCGGTTTAAGCGATTATTCCGCTGGCGAGTTGTTCTCTATCGTTGATCCTAACTGGATTAAGCCCTATACAGTAAAACCCGGCACCGATCCTTTGGATGTTGTTTTCGGTGGCGTGTCTGGTGGCCTTCGTTCGCTGCTTGAACTTCCCGCTTTTGCTGGGCGGTTCCTGAGTGTTACCGCGAACAAGGCTCTCTTTGAGGATTTCAAGCCCGAAGAGTACAATGGTATCTGGTCTGGTGCCTACAGCGCTTTCAAGGATATTGAAAGTGATGTACAGGGAATGGACTTAAATGTCCGCACACAGGGTCAGGCTTTCGTTCGTCAGGGTGTTTCTGAGTTTGTTCGCAACCTTCTCACCTCTGCTGCTGGTGGCGCTATCTCCAATGCCTATACGGATGCAGCATTTGGTGCTATGAATGTTTTAGAGGGAATGCCTGTTTCCGGTTCCGCTGCCCGGGCATTTGCTCTTCAGCAGAACATAGCTGGCCTTAGCGCCTATATGAAGGCCGTCGAACAAGGCTCCAAGATTCTTGGTCGTATTCCTTTCGCCAGTAGCGTGCTTTTTAGAGAAGCGAATGACGAGATCGACAAGGGCTCTTCGATCACCAAGGCCAGTATCAAGGGTATGCTGAGCGCTGGTATCGAACTCGTCACCGAAGACTTGCCCCTTGAAAAGCTCACCACAATCAGAATAAACGGTACTGATCTTGCAGAACATGCCTTGAATAGCATCGACGGCCTTGGTGGTCTCGGTGCATATTATATTACCAATACCGCCAGAAACATCATGACTGAGATTGGTGAAGAAGAAGCTTCTGAAATCCTTGGTCGTTTTGTTGATCTTGGCGAGATGATGATCGGCGGCCAAAAGGCTTTCGATTCCTTCAAGAACGCTTTTGTTGGTCTGCCCCAAGCCATGCGTGATACCGCAGTAGCTACCGCTTTTACCACTCTTTTGTTTGGTGTTTCCGATCTCGGCGGCATGACCTACTCCCTGATCTCGGACTCCATGCGCAGCGGCAGGAATATCGACTCACAGCAGCTC